GGGGCATTGCTGGTTGAGGCTGCCCAGATGTCGAGTGAAATCTTTGACATCACTCAGGGCAGGCTGGTTGAACGGGACGGGTGGATGGTTATGTCAGGGACACTGGAGGTTCTTGGCGACTGGTATGTTGACAAGGCGAGGGAATATGCGCTGCCTGATAATGCGGATGGCGGTGTTTCGTATTCCTTGCCGTCCTGGGCTAATAAAAGAATCTTTCCCGGCGGCAGAAACGACCCAAAGCTACTTCAGCAGGAAGCCAGTTTGGGTAAAGACGACTTCCTGATGAGGTATGCCGGGGAGATTGTTCGACCCAAAGACCTCGTTATCCCGATGTTCAGGTCTTCACTTCATGTGGGCAACTATCCCTATATGCCTGGCGAGCCGGTCTATATCGGCGTTGACCCTGGCTATTACCCGAGTGCCTATGCAGTGATGTTCGTTCAGTATGTGAACGATGAGGTCTATGTTATTGACGAGGTTTACCAGCAAGATTTAATTACTGAGCAAATCCTGACCATAGTCGAGCACAAGCCGTTCTATGATAAGATTGAGGACGGGGCTATTGACAGGGCTGCCAAGCAGAGGGGCGAAAAGCCGGTACACAAACAGTGGCTAAAGACCACGGGGCTTAACCTGCATACCACCTACTTCCAGGATGTAACCGAGGGCGTAGACAGGCTAAAGTCTTTCTTCATTCCTGACCCAGTGCATGGTAATGTCCGCATTCATATTAACAGGACGTGCAAAGGGCTAATCAGTGAGCTTGGCGGGTGTAAGTCTCCCTTCGCTGACGAAGGCAGAGGGTCTTGGAGGCTCAAACCTAGCGGAAAGCCAAGCGAGAAGAATTGCGATGCGATAAAGGCATTGATTTATGAAGTCGTCAGGATGTATGGGCTGGCTCCGAGAAGAAGGGGGGCAGCTGTATCTTACCCCAAAGAGGTGACGGTCTAGGAGGGCTTATGATAAAGCTAGGTGAAATAAAATATGCCCATGAAGTCGGCTATAAAGGCTATGAAAAGATGGTATGGCATGCTTGTGTAGATTGTGGCAAACAAAGGTGGGTTCCATTAAGAGCTGTTAAACCATCTGGGCTAACATGCCAATCTTGTGCTAGGAAAAGAGTGGCTGCCCGATTGGGCAATCGGATATATCGTCGTTGTCAAGATAACCCCAATTGGAAAGGTGGGCGAATGAAAGATGCCAGGGGTTATATAAAGATAAGTCTTCACCCAAATGACTTCTTTTATCCGATGGTAAATAGAAGCCGTTATGTCATGGAGCATCGCCTTGTAATGGCCAAGCATCTTGGAAGATGCCTACACAGATGGGAAATAGTGCACCACAAAAACCATATCAAGGATGATAATAGGATAGAGAACCTTCAGCTTGTAAGCGAGGACAGGCACCTTCAAATCACTTTACTGGAACGAAGGATTAGCCGATTGGAGACTAAGGTTGAAGGGCAAGGTAAACTAATCAAGCTGCTTCAATGGCAACTTAAACAGGAGGTGACAAAATTATAAATTCCGTAGCAGAATTAAAGAATCAGGTGAGTGCGAATAACCAGAAGTATGGCAGAAGCGGACCGTGGATTAACCGCTTCCGTAAGCTGAGAGCGATGCCAGAAGCGGACCGTGGATTAACCGCTTCCGTAAGCTGAGAGCGATGCAAAAAACGGCACAAACCTTTTATGACATGACCTACCAGCTAAAGATTTATGGGGACTATCAGGTTACAAAATTGCCTACCGGAAGAGACCTGGTTGAAACGCTTGTCGCTCACCTGCCTCTTAATAACCCTATTGTTGAAGTTATCCCGTTTAAGGATACCGCAGTGTACCGTGAGAAGGCGGTTAAGCAGCAAGACTTCTTTCAGGCAATGCTCCAGCACTCAATGCAGCAATCAGACCCAGCGCTTCTCTATGCCGCTAAGGATATTGGCTTGAGGGGCGAGGCGTTTCTGAAAGGCGTTTATGACGAAGGTGTAATGTCGGCAATGCCTGAGAGGAAAAAGGGTGAGAGCGACGAGGACTATGCTGATAGGAAGCAAGCCTACCTGATTAACAGGATGCCGTTGATATTAACCTGCCCCGACCCTCAGAATTGCTATCCGTCAAGAGACCATATCGACTGCCATCCTGTAGAGATGATTGAGGTCTATCCTACCTATGCCGGTATCGTTAAGGCTCTGTTTCCTAAATGGAAGACTGCCAAAAAGGGTAACGATATTGTCATTATGGTTGAATACTGGAACCCGGAGAAATTCTGCTATCTCGCTGACGGCACTCCAGCTACTGAGGGTGACAATGGTTTTGAGGACAATATATATGGATTAACTCCTTATACCCATGTCTATTCAGGGATGGGAGCCAGGGACGTTGATAACACACCTGAGAGCAAGGCAGTCAATATCATATTTGAGGCTCAGGAGTTAATCAAACAGCAATGCCGCCTGTATGGTTATATGGATAAGGCCACTGCCTTTGCCGCAACCCCGATAATCTCTACTGATAAAGAGCAGGCGGACTATGAAGGTGTTGGACTGAAAGTAACACCAGGCATGGTGCTCTATGGTGGTGAGAAGGTAAGTGTTGACTGGGCAGCAGCCAACCTGCCTGCTGGTATCTTACAAGCCATAATGATGAATGAATCCAGGATTAACCGCATACAGCCTGGCGTCTTGAGGGGTCAGGCTCCGAGTGGTGTAGAGCATGGCTACCCTATGGCATTGATGATAGGGGAAGCCAGATTGGAATTTGGTACAGCGTTAGAAAATTTGAAGGTACTCTTTGCCAGGGCGCTTGACCAGATGAGGGTTTTAATCCGTGATGTGGCTGAGGAGGATATTCCTATTTGGGGCAAAGATAATGCATTAACCCTCTCCAAGAAAGATTGTGAGGGTGCGTTCAGGACAAAGGTAGAGTTCGATTCCAGTACGCCTGAATCCAGGGCTGAAAGAGCCTTGACGGGTCAGAGATTAAGGCAGGGCGGCAGTATATCACTTTACACTGAGTTGAAGGTCTGGCAGGGGAATAAGAACCCTGAAAAGGAAATAAACCGCATAATGGCTGAGTCTATTTTGAAGCATCCTGCCGTTCAGAGACCGATTGCGGTCGAAGCTGTCAGGGAGATAAAGGGCGAGCAGGTGGCTATGCTGGTGGAACAGGCAATGACGGAGGGTGAAGCTGGTGCGGTGCGGAAAGCTGGGTCAACGGGTATCCCCATGGGTGGCAGACCTGAAGCAGAGATGCCCGAAGATGTTTTGGCTGGGGCTTTAACCAAAAGAGGCAAGGCTCGTAGAGGAGAACCTACGGAGGGGTCATAATGCAGACAGTGGAAGAGCAAAACCGTGAACTCACCGAGATGGTTAAAGGGCTTATGGATGGGGCTACGAAGGAGATGGCAACCATGCTACCTACCTTTGATTTGTCAGCACCTATAAGCGATACGAAGGTAAAACAGGCTATCCTTGATTTAACGCCTGCTGGTATGGGGAAGCTAATACAGCAGTTCGGGCAGAAGGAAGTTATGGACTTTATTAACGAATTTTCCCAAAAGCGACATTGGTAAGGGGGTGATATTTTGCCTAATGGAAGACAACCAGTTTGGGGCGGAGTCGCTCCGCTTGGAGGTTATAGGGGTTGGGGTTTACCAAGGGGTGGTACTATGCCAAATGGAAGAGTGCCTGTTTGGGGTGGGACTGCTCCGCTTGGAGGTTGGAATATCCCGCCATTTACAGGTGCGCCAAGATTCGGTGCTCCTGTAGTGGGAGACCCTGCTGAAAGGGCAAGGGCGGAATATAATAAAGCCCTGGCTGAGATGATGGAGAGAGGCGGGGTATTTGGTGAAATGCCCACACCAGGAGAAGCTGAGGCGGTTAGGACAGCGCGAACAGCAATGGAGTCCTGGTATCGGCGTCCAGAGTTCGGCGCTCCTGGGCTACCACCTGAAGTCGTTGAACCTGCAATGCGGGATATACCTTGGGGAAGAGGTCGGGAGCTTGGGCTGGAGGCATTGGCAGACTGGCAAGCGGAAATGGAGGCTGGTACAGCATTGGCAGGAATGGAGGAGGCGACACGGGCAGAAGCAACTGGACGGTTTGAGGACTTGGCCAGTGGATGGGAGGGAACTCCACCTCATTCTATCCCTCCAGGCTTTGAAGGTGTGGGGGAAGAAGGTCAAAGGGCATGGCTTAAAAATAATGCCTATGATGCCAAACTTACCGATATATCCGGGAATCCCTTGACTCCTGAACAAGCTGCTGCGATTGCCAGCCAAACCCCTTATACAGCTTTCAGGGTAGTGTATCTTCTGGGTGGTGGTGAGTTTGTTTCTTTGCCATTCCAAGTCAAAGATTTAGATTTGGCGATAGAAGATGTGGCTACAATATCTGAACCTACAAGGGTGAGCGCTATACTTGCTGAGGCAACGAAAGAGGCGGTTATGACCAAGCAAGAGAGACAAGCAGAGGATGAGGCTGCTGGTATTATCAGGGAAGCTACTGGGGCTTTCGGCAGGACTCTTCGGGAAGAGCCTTTTGTGTTGAGTGATGTCGGGCAATGGACAGATGCTTACAATGAACTGCAACGCAGCATTGTTGATATAAAGAACGTTGCTGATAAATATGGGATGGCTCCAGAATGGGTAGCCAAGCAAACGGAGAGATTGCATGAGAACTTACCACCTGACCAAAAGGCTGTTTTTGAGTCATTACAGCAACAGGCTGGGATGTATCCAGTCTGGGAAGCAAGGCAGAGAGAGGCGGCTGAGATAGAGGCTCGTAGGGGTGAAGAAAGACCACTTGGCGAAGAAGAGCTACGAGACACACTATCTGACTACGGAATTACAGTGCTGGAAGATTCCCCGTATATTTCTCCTATATCAGAAGCACAATACTATAGACTGCCTGCCGATATAAAGCGACAACTCATGTGGTATCTGGCGAGCAAGGGGCTTACCCTGAATGATATTGTAGCCAGAGGAGTGGCAGTAGGGGCAAGACCAAGATGGGGTGTGGCACAGCAATGGTAGGAGTAAACGATGCCGAATGGAACTGAAACTAAACCCAAAGGTCTATTCCTGAAGATGTATACAGGTTCCCGAAGGGAGAAAATGCCTGTTGCTCAAGCCCCAGCGTGGGGTGAGCAGAGGACTTGGGATATTCCAGTTCCGCTGGAGTCAGGCGAAACAGCTTTACTTAGACCTGATAATACTGTTTGGGCTGGAGGTAAACAGATAGGTTCTTTTGACCCTGCAACTGGGGGGATGATACCTGCCCCGCCTAGCCTTATGGAACAATTAGGCGGTGCCGCCCAACAAGCCTTCGGTACGGTAATGGGGGCAGTAACCAAGCCGTTTGAGTATCTTCAAGAGTATTACTCCAGACCAGCGGCGGCGGAGTTACTTATGCCCTTTGCGGGGCTTGCAGGGCAGGACACGGGTTATCAGGAAGAGCTTGCTGGTCTGATAAATAACTTTGTTAGAGAACGTGGTAGAGCACCTGCTAATCCCAAAGAGTTCTTTGAGTTTATGTGGGAGTATCACACATCGTTCCTCCCAGGCGGCGAAATGAGAGAGGCTTATATGGAGTGGGAAGCTCCGAAAGGTCTCAAGGGTGGGGTTGAATTTGCCTTAGAAATGCCTCTGTTTATGGG